CTTAAAACAAAAACAGAATGAAAACAGAACTACAAAGAGGACAATTTAATCCTTACTATGAAATTAACAAATTAAAAATGGCAAAAGTAAATCGAGATATGATGCCAATACATTCAGAAAATTTTAAATCAAAATTAAATGAATATGGTTGGTTAATGCCTGTGGTAATATCAAATACTGGCGATGTAATAGAGGGACATCACAGGATTGTAAGTGCTAAATTATTAAAACAAAAAACTATACCTGCTTACATTATTAATTGGGTAGATACAGAAATACAAAAAGAACATCTTGATTGTATTATTAGCTTAAATAATGGTAACAAAGCTTGGACAATGTTAGATTATTTAAAGGCGTTTAGTGATTATAATGAAGATTATAAAACTGTTTATGAAATATATTTAGCAAATTCAAATAATATTACAATCGGAAATGTAATTAATCTTTATTTTAAACCTCGTAGTCCACAAAACAATGAAAAATTTAAAAGAGGAAAAGAAAAAATTCAAGATATAGATTTTTCTAATTATTTATTAAATGAAATATCCACATTAGTACAATTTTATTCTAAAAGTAAAATAGTTACTTATTGTGTTAGGGAATTTATATCTTTATGTTTTTCAAAAGCAAAAAAAAATAAAAAAGCTATACAATATTTAATAAAAGAGTATGAAAAAATGATTAAAGCAAATCATCCAGCAATAACATCAATTAAAGAATTTAAACCAACTATGGAATTATATTTAAATACATATAATTTAAACCATAAATAACGTTATATAATTATGATAGAAAAAGTAAATATTAATAATATATTTCCAAATCCTGTAAATCCAAGAATAATTAAGGATTTTAAATTTAAAAAATTAGTTAAAAGTATTAAGGAGTTTCCTGAAATGTTAAAACTAAGACCAATAGTGGTAAATAGCGAAATGGGTATCCTTGGTGGTAATATGAGATACAAGGCCTGTAAGGAGGTTGGATTAAAAGAGGTTTATATTATTAAAGCCGATAATTTAACAGACAACCAAATTGAACAATTTATTATAAAAGATAATGTAGGTTTTGGTCAATGGGATTGGGATATGTTAGCAAATCAATGGGATACTCAATTGTTGAGCGATTGGGGATTAGATGTATTAGAGTTGGAGGAAAACTTTGATGAGGGGGAAATATCTGAAGATGATAATGTGAATGAAAAGAACGAAGTTGTAATAAATTTATCTATGCCATATTACCAATATGAAAAAATGGAAATTGATTTTCAAAATTTTATTAAAAAATATCCTAATATTGTATGCAAAATCCAAAATTAAATGTATTAATATATCCAATGTTATCGGTAAACAATTTAAATGCCGATTCAAATTATATTATTATAAAACAATTATGTAATGAATTATTAAAAACAAAAAGGTATAATTTTTTCCTTTTAATTGATTCAAACAGAAAATATATAAAAGATGATTTAAATTCATTGGTAAAGATTTTAAAAATACCAATGCCAAAAAGTAAAAAACATCAGGTAATACATTTTAATTCAAATATATTTAGAGAAATATTTAAAAAATATGCCTTTGATTTAATTTGGAATAATGTTGTTGAGCAAGGACACCATTTTAGGTATTTTCAAGATACCCTATTAGACAACCAAAGGTTTAAAGTGTTTAATTATCATCATTATGTAATACATAGGAGTTTAGAAAAATTAACAAATTATTTACCTTGTACTCATATTTTATATGACCAAATAGTAGGTAGTTTAGGAACAGATTTAAATTTCTTCCATACTCAATATTGTTTTGATATGCTATTAGAAGAAGCAAAAGATATCTTAAATAAAGATAAGGTACAATTATTGAAAGAAAAAAGTATTATAAGTTTGGGTGGTTATACCAACAAAATAAAAAGCAAAAATAAATATGATAAATTTACCTTTATATATAATCATAGATTAGATGGCTATAAAAATTGGCAAATTACATTTAATCAATTTGACCAATTATGGGATGAGGGATTAGATTTTCAAGTTATATTAACAGCAGGAGACAAAGACAACATAAATACTATAAATAAAAAACCTTATTGTATTGTAAAATCTTTTACCAAGCATAGTGATTATTTAAAAGAGTTATCTAAATGCCATTGTAATACAATTAATAGTAGGCACGAAACTTATTGTATAAGTATAGCAGAAAGTATTATGAATGAACAAATAACAGTATTACCTAATAGGTGTACGTTTCCTGAATTAGTAGGCGAGGGATATCCCTACCTATTCCAAAATATAGAGGAGCAATTAGAAATGCTTAGGAATTTGATTAAAAACAATATAAGGCAATATGATTATAGCACCAAAAATAAATTAACACTAAAAAATCATAGCAAAACAATTGGTGATTTTTTTGAAAAATTAGGTAAACCTGAAAAAAATGATATTTTTAATAAGATAAAAAAACAAAAAACAAAAATTGAAATTAAAAAATACTTATCTAAATATAATGAGGTTAATTTAACTGTATTTAAAAATTTTATATTTTCATTAGGTTATGCTTCACAAAGTTTTCCAAATCGAAAAATAAAGATAATATTAAATGAATTAGGTTATGATTATAACATAAATTTAGATAAATACCAAAAAGTACATTATGAGTAAATCCGACAAAATCCGACAAACTAAGCTAAATTTAATTAAGGCATTAGAAAAATCAATGGGGGTAATAACTACTGCTTGTAAAAATGTAGGAATACACCGGTCAACATTTTATGAATATTATAACAATGATGAGGAGTTTAGAGATGAGATAAATGATGTCAGTAATATTGCCCTTGACTATGTTGAAAGTAAAATGTTTAAACAAATTGAAAAAGGTAATACTCAATTAATTAAATTTTATTTGGCTACAAAAGGTAAAAAAAGAGGTTATATTGAAAGACAAGAAATAACAGGCGCAGAGGGTATGCCGACTAACTTTCAAATTGAGATAATTGATAAAAGCGAAGATACAGACTAATATTGTTTACAAACATTTAGTAAATAGTAAGAAAAAAATAGTTGTTGAGCAAGGTGGTACTCGTTCAGGGAAAACTTACAATATACTTTTATTTATAATATTTTATTATTGTACCAATGAAACGGGTAAAATAATTACAATTTGTAGGAAAACCTTTCCAAGTTTACGAGCAACTGTTATGAGGGATTTTTTACAAATACTAAAAAACCACCAAATATATAGAGATGAATTTCACAATAAATCTAATAGTGAATATCATTTATTTGGTAATTTAATTGAATTTACTTCTCTTGACCAATCACAAAAAATTAGAGGTCGTAAAAGAGATTTATTATTTATAAATGAGGGTAATGAATTATATTGGGAAGATTGGCAACAATTAATATTTAGGACACAGGAACGTATTATATTGGACTTTAATCCATCTGATGAATATCATTGGATTTATGATAATGTAATTACGAGACAAGATTGTGATTTTTACAAAACAACTTATTTAGATAATCCTTTTTTAGAGGATGTTATAAAACAAGAAATAGAAAGGTTAAAAGAAACAGATGACCAATATTGGCAAATATATGGTTTAGGTGAACGAGCAACAAGCATAAATACCATTTTTAAATATACAGAGGTTAATAAAATACCTACTGATGCTAAATTAATTGCATATGGTATGGACTTTGGTTACACCAACGACCCAACCACATTTGTATCAGTTTTTACTTTTGACTATAATTTGTATATTAAAGAACATTTATACAGAACACAGATGACCACTAACGATATACATAAATTTCTAAAGGAACAAAATTTAAGTAAACATCCAATTTATGCTGATAGTGCCGAGCCAAGATTGATAGATGAGTTAAGGCGAATGGGACATAGTATATTTCCTAGTTTAAAAGGTAAAGATTCCATTAATGCAGGAATTGACTTGTTAAAAAGGTATAAAATACATATTACAAGTGATTCCACAAACGCTATACAAGAATTTAGAAATTATAAATGGAAAGAAGATAGGTCAGGCAAATTAATTAACGTACCAGAAGATAAAAATAATCATATAATTGACCCCTGTCGTTATGCCACTTATTCTTTATTATCAAGACCAAACTTTGGAAAATATGCAATACAATAAAAAATGTAAAATTTGTAATAACGATTATGTGTATATTGGAACAGCACAAAATGGTTATATGTGGTATTGTAGAAAATGTAAATATATAGACTTAAAAAAGACAAATAATGGACAAAAAACAACTCAAAAAGGAATTTAATAATCAACCTACTTTAAAAGATAAAAGATTATTTGCATTAAAATATGTAGAGAATGAAAATCATAAAGAAATGCTTAGGTATGAAAAACTCTCACATTTTTCTATTCATTGTTTATTTTATATGTTTTTAGGAGAAAAACACACTCAAAAAAGAACATATGTTGCTAAACAAAAAAAACAAAGAAGCTTTTAATAGTTGCCTATTTAATATATTTTATATATATTTGTTATATAATATTAAAACAAACAATATGAAATTAACATTTGAAGAACAATCTGCATTAATTGATGTTGAATCAACATTAAAAATGCTATTAACAGCAGACAATTTAAAAACATATCAAAAAGAATGGTGTGTAAAATCTTATAAAAACATAGTTAACTTTAGATATCAACACGAATAATATGGGAACATCAAAAGATATTTTATTAGACGAAATAGATAAGTTGAAAAAAGAATTAGCAACAGCTAAAAAACATACTTATATATATGAGACAACCTCTTTACATTGTAATGATGGAGAATTGTATATTTATTATGGTAATGAAGATAATTGTTTAGTTTTTAACGTAGAACAATTGTATAAAGATTTACCTTTTATTATAACACAAGTTGTCAAAGAACAAAATAAAATGCAAAAAATGTATTTAGATTTAATAAAAGAATCAATTAAAGAAATATAATATGAAAACAAATAAAATAGTGAGACCAATGCGTAAATTTGGTAATTTATTAAAAGATTTATTTTATCCTAAAGATACTAGACACTTTTGGGTAAGAGTAAAAGATAATGTAAAAACAAAAGAGGAAAAAGAAAATTTTATATTTGCAATAATAGAACTTTTAAACCAAAGAATTACAATAGATGGACAAGATACAGAATACTAAAGACCTTTCTTTTTACAATAATGCTATATTATTTACTGAATTATTAAATAAAAAAGTAAACAAAAATATAGATGATAAAGAATTTAAATTAATGCAAACATTATTAATTGATATATTCTTTTATGTAAACAACCTACAAACACATTTAGCAAATTGTAAAGTTGCAAATAGCAAATATAGAGAACAACGTAAC